CCGCGGGATGGGACGCGGGGGGAACCGGCGTCGGCGGTGGCCGCGGTTCGAAGCGCGCGGCCAGGCCCGGGAAAAATCCCTTGCGGCACAGCGCGAAGCCGAGCAGCGCCAGGCCGAACAGCATCGCCAGGTGCGCGGCGGGGTGCGTGGCGAGCCACGCGGACAGGTCATGCGGCATGGGTCGGTCTCCCAAACAAGAAGAAGATCAGGGCGAGCGCTGCCCCGGCGACGAGCAGGAGCGTATAGTCGTCGTCGGCGGCCGCGTCGTCCTTCTTGGGGTGATGCGGCCCGGGGGAGCGATCGGGCGTGTAGTGCGGATCGGCCTTGCGCAGGTTGTCGAGCGTGGCCGGCGTGTAGCCGGCCTCGTGCCACAGCTCGCCGCCGGTCGGATCGAGCAGCGACACGCCCTCCGCCCACAGTGGTTTGCTCTCCCGATCCTTGGCGAGGTAACTGGTCGGCGCCGCCCCCGGTCCCGCCCACAGGTGGGCATGGGTACGCAAGTCCGCCAGGTCCGGCGACGACTGATAATCGTCCGCGAACTTCTTCCGCACGGCGGGGTCGGGGTGCGAGCAGACCACCCACAGCTTGCCGGAGTCGTCGGCCAGCTCTCCGCGACCGATCGCCGCCATCGCCTCGGCCTTCGGCACCTTGCAACCGTTGACCTTGTGCGAGTCCACGGCCCTGCCGTCGATCTTGTGCGCGTCCACGCCGTCGATCTGCCACAATTTCAGCTGCCCGGACACCGGCGCCTTGATCGCCTGGGAAATCGGGCAATCAGGGCAGCCGCAGTTGTCCGGCGGACAGGTACACTCGCCCGATGGGTCCGCGCAGCGCGGGCACCCCGGTGGGTTGGCCAGTGGCGGCACGTCTTGCTCCGGCCCCCAGCCCGCCGCCGTCAACGGCGCGTATTTCTGCCGCGCGTGATTCCACGCCCCGATCTGCCTGGTGCCCAGGTAGAGATTCGCCTGGCCCGGCGTGCGCGCATCGGTGATCCACCGGAGCGGCAACGGCGCCTGTGCGATCGGGCGACCAGCGGGCCTGACCAGGCCCTGCGCGGGCGCATAGCACCCGCCCACGCCCCAGGAAGGATTCGCCAGCACTGGCAACGCAAGCATCAATCCAGCGGCCCAAAGGCAAATAGCTCTGCTCATGCTGGCCTCGGTTTGGGGGCAATGTTGTGGGCCGCCGGCGGGGCAGCCGGCGGCAGCCAACAGAAGATCCAGGCCGCGCCGAGCTGACCGTTTATCCGCAGGCGCGATCGCCGGCATAGCTCGGCCGGCGCCATCCATTCGTAGATCGCCTCGTCCCAGGTGCCGTCGGCGCGGCGCTTGGCGACGAAGTTGTTGTCGAGCACGCAGGCCCTTTGGCCGCGGTAGCCGGGGGCACACACCATATGGGCGATGAGCTGGCCGTACCGCGGGCTATAGCCGTATGTGAGGCAGGGCATTCTCCCGGTCTTGTCGATCAGCGCCAGGACCGGGCCGGGGTCATTTCCCTGGTACTGGTAGTAGGGGATCGGGGTGATGCCCTTGTGCTGCCACCAGGCCGCCAGGAGTTTATCGACCTTGCCCGGGAAGCCGCCGCCGGGGTAACGGGCGGCGCACCAGTCGCGCCAGCCGCGCATCGCCTCCAGGCCCTGCGCCAGCGCGCCCATCTCGATGGCGCTGAACACACACATCCCCATCCCGTCGATCTTCGAGCCGATGTTTTTGATTTGCTCGGCCGGCGCGAGATCGACGGTCAGCTCCTGGCCATCGCATACCGGGCCGGCGACGGTCGAGCCGCCGCCGTCGGGCCGTTGCCCGAGGGCGACCGAGCCGAGCACGAACGCCACGATCAGAGCGAGCTTCTTCAAAGGCTAATCCTCCACGCGCGAAACCCCGGGTGCGTCGTCCGTGCGTTGCTCGGCGTCCAGCCAGGCCAAAAACTCGGCGGCGTTGCGATAGCCGGTGCCGCGCCGGACCTCGCCTCGCTCACCGTCCACGACCAGATACGTCGGCAGCACCGTCACGCCGTAGCGCGCGGTCGCATCGCGGCCGCTCGTCTTGACGAACGTGTAGTCCCGCGCGATCCGCTCGACGACGGCCGGCGACCGGAGCGTCGTGCGTTCCATCTTGGCGCACCACGCGCAGCTCGGGCCGCCCACGAAGACGAGCTGGCGTTTCTCGACCGGCGCCGGCCGCGGCGCGGGCGCCGGTGCGGGCGCCGGTACGGGCGCGGGACGATCGGCGTGGGGCCGGTGCTGGAACAGGAAATACAGCACCACGCCGGCCACGACGGCGATCGCCAGCGCGGCCAGGTGATCGGTCCAGGATCGTTCCATCGTCGCGGGTCCTCATGCAGCAACGTGCAGCAACGTGCAGCAACGTTCGTAGTGGCCCGATTCATCGGGTCCCAAGGTAGCTCATCCCCGCCGCGTCCCTCACTTGCCCGCGGGTCGCTTGTCGAAACCCGCATCCGCGAGCAGCACGCCCACGTCATCAACGTGCAGGCAGTCGCAGAGGCAGGCGCTCGCATTGGTGCCGCTCGGCGTAATGGTCCCATTGCAGTAGTCGTTGCCCGGCATGGCATCTTTCAAGGTGCCGAATGCGACGATCTCAGCACCACCACCGTAGCCGCCGATCATTACAACCTTGTCGCCGTTTTTGGCCTCGCGGCCGTTGCGGTAATGCACCACGTTCTCCTTTTCTGGGCTGCAACGTTCGTAGTGGGCCGATTCATCGGGCCCCAATCAGGGCTTGACCGGCCTGACGCGGGCCAGTCCCGTAGCCAGCATTCCGAACACGACGCCGAGGATTAGCGCGATTGGCCCGACCGACCAGGCGCCCGCGCTGTAGGCGTGCCCGAGGGCGCCGTCCGCCAGCGCCGAAACTTTGTCGCAGGTGCGGCCGAATTTCTGCGCCGCGACGTCGAGGCCCTTGGCCGTGCTGAGGATGTCCGGGTGCCAGATGGCCGGGTCCGCGCCGCGTGGCAGGTGGTCGATCACCTGGCATGGCACTTCGCCGGCGAAGCACGGACAGTCCGGACACGCGCAGGCGAGACACTCGCAACCGGGCTGCGGGCCGGGCGCGGCGAGCATCGCCCCGGCAGTGAGGCCGAGCACAAGGGGCAGGGCGAGCAGCGTGACGATCTTCATTGCAAAAGCTCCGAAAAAAGTGTAAGGAGTCAGACCTAACGCATGGACAGCGGCAACGGCACGCGCCCGGCGGCGCAATCCGCCGGCCCGAGGAGGCTTTCCAGCTCCTCCAGGGTGTCGCACCAATAGGGCGTGAACGGTCCGTGCGTATCCGTGTTAGGGTCCCACGCGTACCAGCCGCGGCCGTGGGCGATGCCTTCGATCAGCTTGACCACGAGCCGCCACACCCGCTCAACGCTCTCGGCCGCGGCGAGCAGGTCCCGCGCGCCCGCCGCGCGGCCGGGGGAGAACGCGACGCAAAAGGCCACGCGCTCCCGCAGGGCCCGGGCGTCCTGCATGGCGATCCGCCAGAGCAGCCGGCACGCCGGCAGCGGCGGGAACTGCCCCGAGTCAACCAGCGTGTCGCGATCCACGGGCGGCGGCGCGGGCCAGGCCGGTGCAGACGTCTGTTCCTCGGCCGCCGGGCGCGCGGCCGCGGCAACGGCGGGCAGCGCGAGGGCTACGAAGGCGGCGGCCAGGAGCGCGGCGAACAGGCAAGCGCGAACAGGGCAGCGCGGCATGGGACACCTCCAGGAGCGGTTTGCCCAACCATAGGGCGCGGCGGCGCCGCGAGGCAAACCGGCGGCCGTTGAATCTGTCATTCAGCTGAGGATCCGCGTCGTCGACAGCCCCGGCCGCATCGCCGTGAGAAACACGCGCCCCCCGTAGGACTCCACCAGCGCGGCGCCGGTAATCGGGGCCCAGGCGTAATCGCTCCCCTTGACCAGCACATCGGGCCGGAGCGTGCCGATCAGCTTCTCCAACTCCGCCTCGCCGCTGAACTCCACGACGTAATCGACCGCGGCCAGGCCGGCGAGGACCGCGGCGCGATCGGCCGCGCCGTGGAACGGGCGGCCGCTGCCCTTGAGCCGCGCCACGTCCGCATCGCCGTTGAGCGCGACCACGAGCACGTCCCCTTCAGCGCGGGCCTCTTGCAGGTATTGCACGTGGCCGGCGTGCAGCACGTCGAAGCAGCCGTTGGTGAACGCGATCCGGTGCCCGCGCGTCCGCCGCGCCGCGGCGATCGCCGGGAGCAACGCGGCGGGAACAACCTTGGATCCATGGAGCAGGTCCTCGACGACTTCGGCGCGGCTGACCGGCGCCGCACCATGCCGCTCGACCTTGCAGCCGCTCGCCGCGACGGCGAACGTGCAGGCCTCGGGCCAGCTCAGGCCGCTGCCGATCCCCACACCCAGCGCGGCGAGGACCATGTCCCCCGCGCCGGTCACGTCCACGACGTTACGCGGGCGCGCGCGAAACTCGCGGGCGCCGCCCTGGCCGAGCCAGCGCAGCCCGCGATCGCCGGCGGTAACGATCAGCTCCGTGCCGTTTTCGAGCGCCCCCACATCGCCGCCGTCGAACTCGTGCCAGTTGCACTTGACGCACGTCGCGCCCCGATAGTGGCTCCAGTGGCGGCCGCGCGCCGGGTCCACGAGGCAGGGGATCCGCCGATCGGCCGCGGCCCCGATCGCCGCCCGCAGCACGGCCGGCGTGCACGCCCCCTGACCGTAGTCCGCGACGAGGACGACGTCGGCCGACAGCGCCGCCAGCTCGACTTGCTCGGCCAGTTCCGACCATTCCGCGGCCGAGAGCGGCGCCGGCGCGTCGTCCCGCCGCCACACCTGCCGGCCGCCCGCGAAATAGCGCGTGCGCGCCGCGCACCGCTCGCCGGCGACCAGGTCCACCTCGGCCCCCAGCGCGGCGGCCATTTCCGCGACCGCCCCGGCGCCGCCGCGCCGCTCGGTCGTGTGCTCGACCGTGAACACCGGGCAGCCCGCCGCCTCCTGCGCGTAGCGCTCCTCTTGGCCGTGATGGTCGCGGTCGACCATCCGGTCACCGACGACAAGCACGCGCGGCCGGGCCAGCGCGTGCAGCTTTTTGGCAAGGTCGATGGTCATTTGACGCTCTCCAGCGCAGCCCGTTTCCAGGCCACGTCACAGCCCGCCGCGTGCAAGATAAAATCCCCCGGCCGCCACGCACTCGGCGCAAAGGCCGGGTCCCCGGTGTCCGGATAGCTGTTCATCGCCCGCTGCGGCACGAACCGCACGCGGGACAGGTAAGGCTCCATCACCTCAATCAAGGCCGGCTGCTCGTACAACGTCTGATCCGCATACCTCGGATACAGCGACCACGCTGCCATGAGCCAGGCCCGCACCCACGGACAGGACCGCGCGATAAACACGCCGGCGTTGATTCCGTTCACGTCCCTGGTAATCGCCAGGTCCGACACATTCCCAAGTAATTCCGCCAGGTCCGCATCCCCGGTAATCGTCGCGTCGGCGTCGATCCACAGCGCCACCGGATGCGCGGCCAGCGCCCCGAGCATGGCCGGTATCTTGCTCCACGACGCCGGCCGGCTCGGGTCCACCGCGCCCCGATACACCGCGTAGCCATGCCGCCGCGCGTAGGCTTCCATCGTCGGCCACGTTAGCGCCGCCAGTACGTCGTAGCCCGCATCCCAGCACGACACGACGACACTCACGGCCGCTCACCGATGAAGGATGAAGGATGAAGGATGAGGGATGAAGGATGAAGGATGAATCCGGATTCATCCTTCATCCTTCATCCTTCATCCTTTTGTTTGCCAGGTCGAACAACCGCCAGCCCCGCGAATACGGACACTCCAGCCCCGGCAGGCCGAGAGCGTCCAGCATCGTCGGATACTCCGGGCAATCGGCCTGGCCGCCGGCGGCGCGGAGGCGGCTGGTGTCGTGGCAGAAGACCGGACCGATCGCCAGGCCCCGCTCGCGGAGGAGCCGCAGCTCCTCGGCGCGGACCGACACGTCCGTGTCCAGCACGACCAGGCCGAACGGCGGGCCGTCGTAGGCGCGCAGCCAGGCCAGGGCGTCCGTCTCGACTACCTCGACCTCCGGACAATCGCGCAAAGCAAACGCCGCGTCGTGCGCGTGCTGCTTGTCCCGCTCCAGGCTGACCACGCGGCCGAAGCCGTTGCGCCGGCAGGCCTGCGCCAGCAGCCGGGCGGCAATGCCGTTGAAGGTGCCGGTTTCGAGGATCCGCTCGGGCTTGAACGCGCGGACGAGCCCCTGCAAAAACTCGCCGTGCTCGACCTCGATCGAGCCGCCGTCGTAGGCGCGGTACAGCTCGGCCCGCTCGTCGGGGTGGTGCGGATGAACCGTGGGCTCCGGCACGCTGGGGGTCGCCGCGGCCACCGCGGCCGCGACCATCGGCAGGGCGATCGGCGCGGGCGTGCGACCGGTTGCCCCATCGAGCGCTGCCACGATCTCCGCGGGCGTGATTGATCCGAGCGCCGGGCACGTCGGCAGACACCGCCGCTCCTCGCGCGGCGCTTGCCACCAGCAGCCGGTGCAATCCCAATGGGCTTGCACGCACCGCACCCTTGGGTACAGGCCGTAGATTTTTTCGCCCTGCACCTGCCCGCAGAGGACGACGGCCGGCGTGCCGAGAACGCCCGCCAGGTGGGACAGGCCGCTGTCGTTGCCAACGAAACAGGCCGCGTTGAGGACCGCCCCGGCGACCACGTCGGCATTACGCGCGTCGCCCACCAGCTTTTCCGCGCGGAACGGCGTCAGCCGATCGGCGTGGGCGTCGATCGACACGACGCGATGCCCCGCCGCCAGGAGCAGCCGCTCCAGGGTGAGCCAGCCCTGGAGGTGATACTCGCGGTCGCTGCCGGCCGAGAACGGCGCCAGGATCACGGCTCCGGCGTAGTGGCGGCCGAGCGAGCGCACCCGCTCCGGCTCGCGCAGGCCCGGGACCTCGGGCACCGCGCCGCCGACGTTGGCGCAATAGCGCTCCAGCCGCGTCTGCGCCGCGCGGGTTCGCAGCTCGACGTCGTAGCCGGCATTGATTTGCAGGTCGCCCGGCTCGTCCTTCGGATCGGATATGTCGTTAGGGAGAATCATGTCCCAGCCGTGGAACAGCCGCACGAATGACGCGGCCGCCCCCGGCGCGCGATAGACGATCTGCCGCTGCGGGTTGGCCCGCTTGATCCCGGCGACGACGCACAAGCCCAGGATGCCGTCGCCGACGCCCGCGGCCCGCATGTTGACGCGGATGCTGTTGCCGGCCGCTGCCGGCGCCTCCGCGTGCCGGTAGTCGTCACAGCCGCGGCAGCAGGCCGCCACGCCCTCGCCGTGCTTTTCAAGCGTGCAAGCTCCGTGTTTGCGGCAGGCGAACACGCGCAGCTTGACGCCGCGGCAACCGTCGATACACGTCGCCAGCTCGCCCGTTGGCGGCCCGAGCCGGGCACACGCCGGGCGTGCCGGCGCGGCCGGCGGCGCGCCGGAATATGCCGGGCGCTCGGTGAGCTTGGCAAAGTGGCAACCGGGTTTGCACCCGGCGCCGCCATCGCAACCAGGGAATGGCGGGTGTCTGGTCATGACATACTCGCGGTGAATGCGCCTAAGCAGGCACCCGTACCCACTACCTTACCGCTCCAACTCAGGGTCAACGGCGAGCAAGACGTCGGGCTCGCCTTGGCAAAAAACGTGGACGTCTGGGCGTCGTTCTGCCCACTAAGATCAAACTCTCCGGTATTGGGATCGCAAGTCATAGCGAACGACCAACCGCCGCAGCCCCCTGCCGTCGTGTGACCGCTGTACATTTGGTAGGACGGGAACCAAGTCAGCGCCACCGTCCCCAGGCTCGCCAGCACGCCGCCTAACGCGAGGTTGAGCGCGGCCGCCGTCCCCTGCGGACAGCACGCGCCGCCGCCCGGGCCGCCGCCGCCCGCGCCGCCGCCGCCGGTCGCGGAGATCGTAACGTCAATGTTGCATGGTCCGGCATTGACCCCAGGGAAGATCAGGTTGAGCGGGCTGAGCGTCGATCCCGCTGCCGGCGCGACGCTATTGCTCCCGCTCGCGATGGAAAGGCGGAAGCCGCTGATGTCCGCGCCGACGCAGGACAGAGTGAGCGCCTCTCGATTGAGAGTGGCGCAATTGGTGAAGCTGTATGTACCTTCCCAAATGCCTCCGGTGTACCCCAGCGCCACGAGAGACCCGTCACCGCAACTGCACCCGCCGGTCCCATTGCTGGAAGCAGCGTAGACCGTCGCCGGCAACAGCACGCCCGGCGCGCACGCAACGCTGATCGTCCCCGATCCGCCGCCGCCGCCTGACGCGCCGCTGCCGCCGCTGCCGCCCGGCGGCGTGAAGCTTCCCCCCGGCGGGAACCCCTGGCAGTCGCAGCAGCCCGCGTCGTACGCCCAATACTCGTTGCTCACCGTGCTGAGTTGCCCGTCGACGAACGTCATGTCGGTACGGTAAACCTCCTGAATGCCGCCGACGCACTCGATGCGCCAGCTCGGCAGGACGTGCGTACTGCCGCCGGCCGCCGTGTTGCCGCTGCCGCTGCCGGCGAAGCCGCCCGCCCAATCGCCGCCGAGCCGCACCTGGCACCACTGCACGCCGGTAGCCGCCGGCGGCGAGAGGATCACCGCGCCGCCGGCCGGCGCACTGGTGAGGTTTGCGACATTGCCCGCGACCGGCACGGCAAAGCCGTGCGTCGTGTCCGTGACGTTGACCAGGCAGGCAACAGCGCCCGCGATCACGGCGCGGCCGACAGGCGTCAGGAGAGGTCCGCTCCCCGAT